GTTTATTTCGAGTCCAATCTACTTTGTAGCCATAACCATGTACCATGTTTCACATAAATTAGCATACATACGTATTCCCAAATCTACATCTATTTCCCTTCTTAACAATTTTGCTCTAATATATTCAGTGAAGTGAGTCTTCAAGTATTCTGCGACCCTTGGATAATGTAAAGTACCGGGCGAGAAAGAATTTGCTCTAGCAAAATCATAATTACCTAAGGCAGAATTCAGCTTAACCACGTCTATACCAAGATATAGCTTGTATTGATTCCATTTTGCAAATTTATGCAATACTTTATCTTCTCTCTCTAACCAAATAAACAAATTCAATGCCTCACCATAGTCCACCAGCCCACGCCTAACTGGTATCTTCTCTCTTATATCATATTTAACTATCCACATATGTTGGTCAATATGATCAGCAGCCATGTGATCCAATATTTGCTGAGTGTCATAGCTATCCTTGGCAATTCTAGTGATATCCACTAGATTCGGCCGATAATCCAACCCCAACTTCCTCAGCTCAGAAGCTGCTTCTTTAACTCTATCCATAGCAGCTAGCATGCCAGGTACCCGAACATCAACATCAATTGTCGGTTCAGGGATATGACTGTTAAGATGGTATAAGCACCCATCTTTATCCGGTATACCAAATCCACCGTCCTCTAATCTACCGTGAAGTACTGTATCGTCGATCCTCGTCCAATTCTCACCTTGACGTATCCGTCCCCATTTGGCGAGGCAACACTCCCAGAGTATATCACAATCCTCCTCTGACATACCACGGCTATACAATAATTCAATGACCTCATATTTAGACTGAACTAACTCTTTAATACCAATCGGCTCATGTTCGAGATTACCACTGACAAATGTGGCTATAAGCCTACATATACATGTCCCTAAGTTCCCTTGATCGTCATACATTACCCTTAGAAACTCCTGGGTCTTCCCTATTAGTTGCTTGATACTATTAGCTTCATATCCAATTCTTTTGAGGATTGAATACATCAATGCTCCTTGCTCCATATATTTAATCCTAGATGCAGCATCGTCTCCAAATCCTTCACGACTGACCAAGCAAGAGCGACCGAACAATTTAATTGACGACATATTTGCTATTGAATGATACACATCATTGCACATACAATTCATCAGCATAGTGAACATCCATCCACTAAATAATCCCACTAAAGCATCGTGCTCACCCCCAAACTCATCTAGAATTTTCATATTAGCATAAGAGTCTTCAATCCATCTAACACACAAATGTAAAAAATCACCATGAGTGGGAGCATGAAGAATAAGACCATTCGTTATCTCAATCATATCCTCCACAGAATGTTGTCCATTGAAGTTTTTGAAGTCGAAACAAAAAAACCGATCTTTATGCCAGTTGCCATCTCCTAACAAACCTTCTAATGTATCTCGCAATCTCATATCGTACTTGAATATGTGCTCTTGACTAATAGTGAAAAGATTGGTACTACCAATGGGAAACAACTCTGCAAAACTGAAGTATACGCACGCCATAACTATATACTGTATCAGCTCACCTGGAAATAATACCCTTTCAGCTCCTATCTCGTTCATTTTTGGTACCGCTTTACTACGGTTAGTACCCCATTTGTCTATTATCAATTTTGCTACAAGCTCCAGGATACCATCTTGCTCAAATAGACTTTTCTTATTGTGTCTTTTTTCCACCTCTCTGATTATATCATTCATCATTATAGTTATTTTATATTTCTTTTCAAATTCTTCAGACAATACAGTACTTCCCTTAGCCACGTATTCTGATCTTTTAACCCAAAATTCAATCAAACGATCAAATCCACGCAGTTTAACATTACCAGCCCCCCTATATAACCACTTAACGGCACTTGTAAATTGGTTGCGATACTCATGAGCTGACCACCCATACCCGTCATAAGCAACATAAGGTCTACGTTTTTTTGACCTGTCTTGGATTTCATCTGTTGGATCAACTTTGTACATCTTTCTTCCTACCATTGTTTGAATGTACATTAATTGTCTTTGCTCCAAGCTGGAAAGTTTAATTGCCATAAATTCTTTACTCACCCTCACATATGTATAAGCCTCCTTATTCACACTAACAAACATTTTTTCAGGTACACATAATATTCTAGAATCCATAACTGCATGATACAACTCATGCCGCATATGTCTCACAGTCGTGGCATAATATATGATGATAGCAGTAACTAATGTATGACTAGAACCGACATGAGATCGCAGAATACGTTTAACCTCAATGTTGTCTTCTAAGTTGTACCTCTTAATTACCGCCGTCAATGCCACACCACACCGGTCAGCCTCAAGTCTAGATCTATGAGGAAATGAGTCCGGGATAGTATAAGCCGTTTCAACACCAACATTTTTATCTATTAGATGCAACACGCGTAACCATTGTTGGGCACTATCATGCATTCCAAAATCAGATACTAAATCGTAAGATCGAAGCAAATTATACTGTACAACACAATCTGGGATGCATCCTGACCTATGGTAGTCTTCTAGTTCTGTTAACTCATGCCCCTCATACAACCCTCTAAGTATCCAATCTGGAGCATCCTTGTAGCCTCTGGGGGCTATAGGAAACACTTGACATTGATATGGATGTGGTATTTCCATCCGTTGCATAGCGTATCCCACACACACTATCTCTGCCTCACTCAAAGTATTGATTATGTGCAGTTTACTAGCTATCGTGTAATTTAATACGATACGCCGATTCATTATGCCAAACCTATAATCCACAGTATCACGACCATTTTCAATGCGCAATCCAACATCTCCCAGAGTAGATATCGCACACAATGGATGTGCTCCAATCTCCAAGCAATATTCCTCGGTGTGACATAATATGACTATTGGTTTCTGGAATTTAATGCGGCTCAGCAACCGGTAAGTTTTACTATACCATAAATCATTATGATAATTCCAATTAGGATTGTCAGAGCCTAACATTTCTCTCCTTATTTCAATCAATTGTTGCTCATCCTCATCCGGCAAGATTTCATCAGGATCAAGAAACCCATATTTTTTTGATAATGTGGTTTTCCCCAAGCCAGATGGCATAATAACACCATACAAATTAGGTATCTTCCTTCCTTTATATCGGTCAACACTAGAGCGATATTTCTTTGCCAAACTTTTCCCGTATTTAGTCTGGCCAAAATCAGGTTGGTCCAACTCTATTTCAGACAATTGTTTTGTTAACATATCGTTGATATTTCCTTTGCTTAAAGCATTCTCCTTGATAGTCTTGTTTCTGCTCTGAAACATCCTATTTTTTTGTTTATGGTGAAAAGGCAGTGGAAACGCGTTTATCAATTTTTGCTGTGCTAGCATTGTATAAATTACTCAGACACTCAAATTGCT